ACGTGATAAACAACTTTTAAAGGCAGGTAATAAGTTTAGACCTGGTACTGCAAAATATGAAGGTGGAGTATTTGGTGCTAATGGAGATGATTACGTTTTATTATCAGTAATAGAACCTGCTACGAATCGTATCATTATAACAAAAGAATTGGAGCCAAATACTATTAATGATGATATTGTTTGTAAACCTGGCATCGATATTAGAGCTTTAGGATTTGCCTCAGGTAGATTTAGATTTAGATATGAATTTTTTAGAAGAATAGCAGGTAGTGATGATGTTGTTTTAGTAAGAAGTGACTTTGGTCACGAGGGTGAAATTTACAATGGACCATATTATATAAATTCTGATAATGAGTTTTTGTCAGGAGGCCCAAATCAACCTGATAGTTTTGAGTTGATTCCAACAAAACTTAATTATGAAATAAAAAAGATTGGTAATTCACGTGACGAAGTTCGTATTCGTGCAAGAAACATAAACGATGATATCTATAAAGAAAATTTATTCGATAGAGGATTTGCCTTTAAAACATTTATATCTGATGAAGAACGTAGACGTAATACTAATCAAGACCCAAAGTTAAGATTTTATAATCCATTTAATCCTGGTCTTCCACAAGGTGGATTTAATGCAGCAAGTGGGCCACCGCCTGATGATGACACATCTTCAACACATATTATTTTAGAAGATGGTGGTAGTTTTAGATTTAGACAAATACATCAAGGTGCAACACTACGTGTAAAAGATGCCTTTCTTATTGCAGAACAAGAAGATATTTTATTAACAGAAAGAAACATTGTTTCTAATCCAAGTGGTGACACTATTATTTTTGATGATGCACTAAATCCATTATTACCTACAGGAGTTTACGATACAGAATTACATACAGATGCTATAACGGTAGAAGCTTGGTCTACAGGTGTACTTGGTTATCAGAATCCAGGAGACCCTTTTTATGGTACAGGTCCAATTGGTTATCACGCTAAATGGGTACGTGGTGAAGGTCGTAATGGTGGACAATGTATGAAGTTTGTAGATAGAAATGCTATCTACAGAAACGATACAGCTTGGCCCAGTGGACAAGGAGTACATAGACCATTAGTTATATCTGCACAACTACCAGCAATATCAAACTATGGAGTAAATCCTGGTACTGATTTATTTTATATAACTTATTTTCAAAAAGCTTCTTCAATAAATAAAGGAGCTTCTATTAGTAT